AGTAGAATATAGAGATACTGGATTTATTAATGAATATAACAGCACTAATGCACAAGGATTACCTAAATATTTTAGTTATTGGGATGAACAAACAATAGTATTAGCCCCAATTCCAGACTTGACATATACGATGCAATTAAATTATACCTTGAAGCCAGCAGGATTATCTGTTAGTAATACGACAACATATTTAAGTCAGCAATTTCCCTCTGGTTTATTATATGCTTGCCTTGTTGAGGCGTATGGTTTTTTAAAGGGTCCGGCAGACATGATACAATTTTACGAACAAAAGTATCAAAGTGTGCTACAAGGATTCTCTATTGAACAAATGGGAAGAAGAAGAAGAGATGAATACCAAGAAGGTTCACCTCAGATTCAAAAACAAGGATAATATAATTAGGAGTTAATATGGCTATAACACAAGCAGTTGCAAATTCGTTTAAAGGACAGCTTCTACAAGGTCAGCATAATTTTACTGTGACTACAGGAAATGTTTTTAAACTTGCTCTATATACTTCTGCAGCGTCTCTAGATTCATCTACAACTATTTACACTTCAACAAATGAAGTTGCAAATACTGGTCAGTATGTAACAGGTGGCGGAGTTCTAGCAAATGTATCACCAGTTGTTTCAAGTGGTGTAGCATTTATAGATTTTGCAGATATATCTTTTACAGGCGTTACTTTAACTGCGAGAGGTGCTTTGATTTACAATACATCAAACACTAATGCAGCAGTATGCGTATTAGATTTTGGAGCTGACAAAACAGCAACATCTGGAACTTTTACAATTCAGTTTCCAGCAGACACAACATCAGCGGCTATTCTAAGAATCGGCAACGCATAATAGGAGTTACCTATTATGGCCAATACTTGGGGAGAGCTTACCTGGAACGCAGGACTATGGGGTGAACAATCCAACGCCATAACTACGCTTACTGGTTTTGAATTAAACACATCACAAGGTCAAGCTAACTACACACCAGCAGATGGTTGGGGAAGAAATAGTTGGGGAGCTCTAGGTTGGGGTGTTAATTATGCTGACATCACTGCTTCATTAACTGGATCTCAATTAAATTTATCTGAAGGCAATGTAGCTGTATCTGGAGAAATAAGAGAAGGTTGGGGTGTTTTCACTTGGGGATTAGTTCCTTGGGGTGGAGAACAAGATCCTGAAGTTGGTGTACTTGGCCAACAATTAAATACATCATTAGGTTCATTAGATTTTATAATTACTGGAAGCACTAATTTAAATGGTCAACAATTAAATATTACTACAGGAACAGTTGAAGCTTTTGTTAACTTTGTTGCAGAAGTAACAGGTCAACAATTAAATATTTCATTAAATTCTGTAACTCCATTAGCAAATGCAAATGTAGATATAACTGGTCAACAATTAAATGTAGCTGAGGGAGAAGTAGATCCAAGTCCAGACGCCAATGTAACTGGTATTGGAATGACTGTTGCTTTAGCAGTTGGAACAGTAGTTATTGGAACTGGTAATGTTACATTAACAGGCGAACAAATAAATTTATCTCAAGGAACTGCAATAGGTGATGCAAATACTATTGCTCAAGTATCATCAATTGCACAAGTTGGTTGGGGTGTAGTTAATTGGGGAACTCAAGCGTGGAATGATACAGAAGTAGATATTTCAATGACTATTGCTGAAGGAGAAGTAGATCCTTCACCAGATGCTACAGTTACTGGTATTGGAATGACTGTTTCTTTAGCTGTTGGAACAGTAGTTATTGGAACAGGTAATGTTACATTAACAGGTGAACAGATAAATATAGCTCAAGGGACTGCAATAGGTACACCTAATACTATTGCAAGTGTTACTGGAATAGGGTTAAATATAGCAGTAGGTACAGTATTTGCTGGAGGTACTTCTATTATTCTTGTCACAGGAAATGGATTGACTATAGCGTTAAATAGTATAAATAATCAAATCTGGACTGAAATAAATACCGGAACTGATGCAACTTGGACAGAGATTGACACAGCCGCTTAAATTTAATAATATAATAAAATAAGGATTAAAATTATGGCATCAAGTTATTCTACAGACCTCAAACTCGAGATACAAGTAACTGGCGAAAACGCTGGTACATGGGGTGATATTACAAATACAAATTTAGTTATTCTTCAACAAGCAATCGCTGGTTATTCTGGTATATCTATTGCAGGTGGTGTTGGAAATACAGATTTAACTTTTTCAAACGGTTTAACCTCAAATGGTAAAAACGCTGTTATAGAATTAACAGGAACAATTACAGGAAATAGAACTGTAACTATAACTACTGCTTCTGGTGTTACAAATAAAGTTTACGTAATTAGAAACAGCACAGTAGGTGCATTTACTGTTACAGTATTAATTCAAGGTCAAACAGGAGTTACTTTTTCTGCAACAGACAAAGGAACAAAACTTTTATATTTAAATGGAACTGATGTTGTAAATTCTAACATTGGAAATTTATCTAACGACTATACTCCAACTCTTGCAGCAAACTTAAGTACAAATTCAAAAAATATTATAGTTGGAAATACATATGGAATCATAGATGAAAACGCTAATGAACAAATTAAATTTTCAACAACTGCATCAGCTACAAACGAAATTACAATAGCTAACGCTGCAGCTGGAAATTCTCCAGTAATTTCTGCAACGGGTGGAGATACAAACGTTGGAATTACATTAACACCAAAAGGTGATCTTGGAAGAATTACAGCGAACGGGGAAACTAAAATATTTGGTGTATTTGAAAATGCTACAGTATCAACTACATATATAACTACATTTACATATGATGTACTTACTCAAGCTGTTTATTATCAAAATGTTAACTTAGGTTCTAATTTTACAGTTAATTTAAGAGGAAATGCTTCAACTGCATTAAACGCGGCTTTAAATACCGGTGAATCTGCAACAGTTGCATTAATAACAAAACAAGACAACACAACTTTTTACAACAACGTGATTCAAGTTGATGGAACTACTGTTACAGCAATTTGGCAAGGTGGAGCTGCCCCAACAGGTGGAAATGCTTCATCAACAGATGTGTACACATACACAGCATTAAAAACAGCAGCATCAACCTACGTAGTACTAGCATCTATAACGCAATTTAAAGCTTAAGGAGAAGAAAGAATGCCTTTACAATCAACACGCGGAGCAGCTTCTGCAAAAGGGTTTGGATTTACAGGTGGAAAAGCGTTTCTAGTTGAAGCCACAGGTGGAACTATATCTACAGAGGGTGATTTTATAACACATATATTTACAGGATCAGGAGATTTTGTAGTAAGTAAAGCCGTACCAACTGCTACAGTTGAATATTTAATTGTTGGTGGTGGTGGATATGGTGGATGGAATAGAGGCGGTGGTGGAGGAGCAGGAGGATTTAGAACAAATTTTCCAAGTCCAACTGGAACACCAATAACAGCTACTACTTATCCAGTTGTAATAGGAGGTCAAGGAACTGCATCTAGTTGGAATTCTATATCTTCCGCTGGAGGAGGAAATGGAGGAGGAGATTCTGCAGGTGGCGGTTCTGGTGGCTCTGGAGGCGGAGGAGGATACGGTCCTGGCCCAGGAGGAGCAGGAAATAGTCCACCAACAAGTCCACCACAAGGAAGTGATGGTGGAGCTGGACAAGCAGGTCCAGGTAATGGAGGAGGAGGAGGTGGTGCTTCTCAAGCAGGAACGGGGGGAGGATCAGGATCAAGTGGCGGAAATGGTTCTTTTATCCCAACTTCTTTTATTGGTCCATTATCTCCAAGTTACGGAATACCAGGTCCTTCAGGTAGATATTTTTCAGGAGGTGGAGCAGGGGGAAGAAATCCTGCTGTGTCTGTTTCTGGTGGTGATGGTGGGGGAGGAAATGCAACGTCCCCTGGAACAGGTCAACCTGGAGCAACTAATACTGGTGGTGGAGGTGCTGGAGCTGGAAACCCTCAAGGTGCGGGTCAAGGAGAGGGTGCATCAGGAATAGTTATGATAAGGTATCAATATAAATAAAAATATGGCGAATTTTGCAAAATTAGACACTGAAAACAATGTTTTAGCAATTATAATTGTAAATAATTCAGATATAATTGATTCAAACGGTAGTGAAAGTGAAGAAATTGGGATACAATTTTCAAAAAAAATTACAGGTTGGCCGCTTTGGAAACAAACATCTTTTAATACCAGAGGTGGAAAATATTTTAATCCTGATAATACACTATCTAATGATCAATCAAAAGCATTTAGAAAAAATTATGCAAGAATAGGATCTATTTATGATGAAAATAGAAATGCTTTTATTCCAAAAAAACCTTATAATAGTTGGATTTTAAATGAAGATACATGTCTGTGGGAATCACCTATTCCTTATCCACAAGATAATAATTTATATTCTTGGAATGAAGAAAATCAATCTTGGGATTTAATAAGTTAAAAGCTAGACATTTTATTAAAATTATAATATAAATTTCCCATACTTATATGGAAAAGAAAGTTCTATCTGAAACAAACTTATTTTTTGGTAAATTACCAGAAATATCAGATGTTGATAAT